CCTGCAGGAAGTCAATTAAATGTATCTATAGGTAATATAGGTCCTATCCCTGATGTATTAATTGTACCAACAGGAGTGCAATTAAATGTTGCAACTAGTACCCCTTCTGTGATATCATGGAACCCAATACCTCCAGGGGTAACACAAGTTTGGGTACCAATAGATCCAGACGCATAGGAGAATTATGGCATCAAGTACATCAAGTGATTTAAAACTAGAACTCATTGCTTCCGGTGAAAAAGCTGGAACGTGGGGAACTATTACTAACACAAACTTACAAATCTTAGAGCAAGCAGCTTCTGGTTATTTATCTTTAGACGTTGCATCAGCTAATGTTGCTTTAGCTTTAGATAACTTTGCAACATCAAATGGTAAAAATTTATATTACAAATTAACTGGTACATTGACTGGAAACAGACAAGTGACTATGCCAGACTCTGCTGAAAGAGTTTTTATTGTAGAAGACGCAACCTCAAGATCTTCATCTAATTATACATTAACCGTTAAAACAGTTTCAGGCACAGGTGTTGTAATGCCAGTTGCTTCTAAAATGATTTTATATTCTGACGGCACAAACATTAGTTCAGGATCATTGACTAAAGGATATTACACAATACCAGGTGGTTACACTGCAGTCAGTGGGGACCAATTATTAGTTGATACTTCTGGAGGTGGTTTAGGAGTTCCTGTAACAGTGACACTTCCAGCAACACCATCAGTTGGTGATGAAGTAACAATTATTGATAGTGGTAATGCATTTGCTTCAAACAATTTAACTGTTGGTAGAAATGGATCTAACATATTAGGTTCAGCTACTAACTTAACTGTATCAACAAATGGCGCAGCATTTACATTAGTTTATGTCAATGCAACAAGAGGCTGGGCTTACAAAGATAACATATAGGAGCTAATAGATGGCTCTAATTGATTTTAAATTCTTTCCAGGGATAGATAAACAAAATACTACTGCTGGTGCAGAACAACGTTGGGTAGATTCCGATAACGTTCGCTTTAGATATGGTTTACCCGAAAAAGTCGGTGGTTGGTCATCTTTGGTAACAAGTAGTATCTGTGGAGTAGCACGAAGACAATTTGCATTTGTTGATTTAAATGGAAATAGATATGTTGCAATTGGAACAGATAAATTTTTACTTATATATTTTGAAGGTCAATTGTATGACGTTACACCTTTAAAATCGACTATATCATCAGCAACGATTGCAACTACAAATAATTCTGCAATCTGTACTTTAACAACTTCTTCCGCACACGGTTTATCGCCGGGAGATATTATATTATTAGATAATGTAACTTTACCGGGTGGAACTGGATATAATGCATCAGACTTTGAAGATAAATTATTTCAAGTAACTACTACACCAACTAATACTACTTTTACAATTACACAAAGTTCAAATGCAACTGCAACTGTTGCAACAGGTGGAAGCATAGATATCAAGCCTTATGAAACAGTCGGTCCTGCTGCACAATCTTATGGTTATGGTTGGGGTGTATCAGAATGGAACGGAACAGTTTCCGGTGCATTAACGAATGATTTAGATGGTGCATTAGCAGATGATGCAAACGGTAATAATGGATCTTCAACTAATATTACTTTAACATCAACGTCAGGTTTTCCTGCATCGGGTAGAATACAAGTTGGAACAGAATTAATTACTTACACAGGTATTTCTGCAAACGATTTAACCGGTATCACTAGAGCAGCAGATGGTTCTACAAGAGCTGCGCACGCTGATGCTGCAGTGGTTACCAACGCTGCAGACTTTGTGGATTGGGGAGAAGCTGCCTCAGCAGCTGAAGTATCTCTTGAACCAGGTTTATGGTCACTTAGTAATTTTGGTCAGGTATTAGTTGCAACAATTGCAAATGGAAAAACTTTTACTTGGAATGCAGGTGCAACAAATCCTTTAACAGTAAGAGCTTCTACTACCACAGCTGGTTTTTCTACATCTAATAATCCAACAGCAACCAGGGTAACGCTAGTATCTCCTACAACACGTCACTTAATTCATTGTGGAACTGAAACAACGATTGGGACAACTTCAACTCAAGATGATATGTTTATAAGGTTTTCGGAACAGGAAGATATTAACGACTATACAATTACAGCAATTAACTCAGCTGGTTCACAAAGATTACAAGACGGCACAAAAATTATGGGTGCATTAAAAGCAAAAGAAACAATTCTAGTTTGGACCGATAATGCATTATACACTATGAAATTTATTGGTGCTCCATTTACATTTGGGTTTGAACAAGTTGGTACGAACTGTGGATTGATTGGTAAAAATGCAGCAGTTGAAATAGATGGTACTGCATTTTGGATGTCTAATAATGGTTTCTTTATGTTTGATGGTACAGTTAAATCTTTACCATGTTCTGTTGAAGACTATGTTTACGATCAAGCAGATACAACAAAAGGTCAACAAATATATGCAGGTTTAAATAATCAGTTTACAGAAGTTGTTTGGTATTATCCATCAACAGGTTCTGAATATAATGATCAATATGTAATATTTAATTATGGGGAAGCTATGAAAGGTGGTGTTTGGTATATTGGAACAGAAGCTAGAACTACTTGGATTGATTCAACTGTATATCCAAAACCTTTTGCAACTAAATATAATGATAATAATTCAGGTACTTTTCCGGTTATTATTGGTGAAGATGGTTTAGGTCAGACTATTTTATTTGAACATGAGGTTGGAACTGATCAAATCAATCCTGATGGTAGTACAACAACAATAACGTCTTTTATACAGTCATATGACTATGATCTCCAACAAGCACAAAGAGGCCAATCTTATTCTATAGCAGGTGATGTTTTTTTAGCAGTTAGAAGATTCTTACCTGATTTTAAAGATTTACAAGGTAATGCAAAAGTAACTCTTGCAGTTAAGCGTTATCCTCAACAATCAGATACAGTTACATCTTTAAGTCCCTTTACAATTACGGCTACTACTGATAAAAAAGATACTAGAGCTAGGGGTAGGTTTGTCAATATCAAGATTGAAAACAATTCTAATTCTGAATCGTGGAGATTTGGGACAATGAGGTTAGATATACAACCGGATGGGCGTAGATAATGGCTAAAATAGTAATAAGAATACCAGAACCAAAAGAAGAATACGATTCTTCTAACCAGAAACAAATTAACAGAGCAATAGCTTTAGTAGTAGAACAGTTGAATTCAACATTTTTAAATGAACTCAAACAAGAGACTGAAAGGTTTACTTGGTTTACGGAGCAAACTAATTAATGGCAAACATATATAAAAACGCTTTTTTTGATTTAGCGACCACAGATAAAACAGATGTTTACACTCCACCATCAAATTCAAGAGCCATTGTTAAAACAATACAAGCCAATAATCACGCTGGGTCTAATCCTGAATTAGAAGTATTTGTTTATGATAATTCAGCTACTACGGAATATGAAATATCACACAAAGTAATTGCAGCTAAAACTTTTGAAAATATGATATCTGGGTCTTTAGTTTTGGAAGAAAATGATGTATTAAGAGTACAAGCTTCTACTGGAGGAGCTATTGAAGGTTTTGTAAGTATATTGGAAATTAATAGGGATTAAGGAGATAATATGGCGTTTAAAGAAGAAGGATCAGTAGCATACACAATGATAAATGGTAAGAAAGTACCAGTTGTTAAATGTGAAACTGAAGTAGTATTGAGAAATACACAAACTAATTACGAGTACAATTCAGATAAAGAAGCAGAAGATGATATTGCTAATCCTGAAACAGCTACTCAAAAAGAACATGTAACAAGATCATTAAAAATTAAAGTAGCAGCAATGCCGCCATTAGGCGCTGCATCAGACTCAGAGGATAAATAGTGCCGCCAAATTTTTACAATGCAAAAGATCAAGCCATATACGCTGCGGGTGATTTTTTTATACCGCAAGAACGATACAGAGCTGCACCTTATAATGTAAATCAGCCTAATAATCCTGATGAAGTTCCTGAAGGTATACCTGCAGTATATCAAGCTCAAGGTGGTGATGGTGCTTTTAACCCATACAACACAGACATGAGTAAAGTCAGACAAGACTACAATGCATTTCCAAGTAGACAGGCTGGTGAAATATATTCTAAAACATTTAATCCTGGACCTAATCCTTATGCAACTAGTATGTATGGAGGTTCTTTACCAAGAGCTCAGTCTCAATATAATTTAGCTAATCAAAATATTAGTCTTACAGGGCCTATGACTCCTGAAAGACGAGCAGAAATAATGCGTACTACAGATGATATAATTCAAGACAATAGAATGAAATACGCAACTGAGGGACAATACATTGACCAGTATGACCCTAACTATTCTTCAATGACAGAAGCACAAAAATTTATGGACAACTACCCAGATTACTATGGCGTACCGTCAGGTGTCCCTGAAGAAGGCATACCAGGTGCTATGAAAAGTTATATGCAAAAAAGTTTATTAGGAAGAGGACTTAGTGGTGTAGGAAGTTTCATAGAATCAATTTTACCAATTGATCAAAGAACCATTGCAGAAAATGAAGCAAGAGGTGCAGGTATATTTACAGATGACATAGGTAGAATTGTTACCGATGATTATAATACTGCTGGAGGTATTATGGCAGGATATAATCTTAACGCATTAACAAAAGAAGGTTCAACTGCTCTCACAGATCGAAGAAATACTGTAATGAATACGTTAGAAAATAAATATGGTTTAAATAAATCGGCAGTTGATGCTCTTAGAAAAGATCCTAATTACACTGGACCAGCTAAAACTTTAATTAACAGATTAGATTTATTTGATGAGTTTGAAGAAGAAATAAAAGGTATAACTTCTAGGAAAAAACAAATCTACAAGATGAAACTAGACAAAAGAGCTGCAGATAAGAAAAGAAGAGAAGCTGAAAAAGCAGCTAAAGAAGAAGAAAAAAGAAAAGCA